ACACCGTGTTGGTCGATCCAGTAATCGTGACGGTCTTAAATGTGCCGGTCTGCCATGACCCCGTGAACGTCCCGACTTTCAGAGTGGTTCCGCCGCCGCCGCCACGCCGCATGTCCTGAAGCCGCGTGGCTATCTCGCTGCTGCTGCCTATCGGCGTAGCATCGACGCGACGGATGATGTTGCGGAGTTTGTCCCGCAGCCCAGGCCCGATGAGGTAGCGTTCGTTTTCGGCCATTAGATCAGCCGCAGTTTGAAGTTTGTAAAGTCGTACTCCTCGTGCGGGTTTCGGCGGTAAACTAGCACGGGCGGGACGGCCGTGCCCTTGCGAGGCGTCCCGTCGTCGTTGAGGGGGATTGGTTGTGCGCACGGCAACTGCGAAGCGCCGCCGGCTTCGTACTCATGTACCAGCACCATACCTCGCACCTTGTCGCCGCCGGCAATGTTGTCTGGCAGTGCCAGCGGCTGGAAAATCTTCTGCTCATTGTGCTTTAGCGGTTGCCCGTAAACGTCTTGATCGGCTGCCGGCCCTGCCGGGTTGAACGCCAGCACGTTAAACCCCGTGTGCGGCACAGCCAAATCCCACCCAATGTCCGCGTCGTAGGATTGCCCATTCTCCCACAGTCCCTTGACGTGGTTTTTTTGGTACGCGAACTCGTAGGAGCACAGCCAACCACGGTACAGCAGGCCGCCCCATGACTCGACCGCCGGCCTGGACGACACGCCACGAAACATCAGCGACCGCCGGAAGCACCGCAGGCTTCCAATCCAAAACTCATTCTGGTTGACGGTTCCGGCGAGCGCGACGTGCTTCGTCGGGTCGGTCGGCTCCCATTGGTCAATCGAGATAGAGACAATCGGCGCGAAGCGAGTCACGCCGTCGAGCCGGTCGCCGGGCTTGTTTGCCGCCGGCTCGGCGTTGCCAATGGGGTTGCCGTTTTGCCCGATCTTTGTCCACGAGTACGCCGGCACTTCCGACAGGCTGGTTGACGTAGACCAGTTCGCCGGGCGAATCTCGGGAGACTTGCTGTTGGGGTCTTCCTGCTGGCTGCCCGCAGTGGAGTCGTAGGTGAACGTGCAGAGGGCGACCATCCGGCTCTCGCCCTCAAACTGCGCGGCGAACGATTTGCAATAAAGGTCCGTGTTGTACGGGTGCTGGTCGCCAATCCTGACGTTGCACGTCGTCTGAATGTTGAACACCTCGCCGGCAGAATTCAGGAGAACGCGGAACACCCGCGTCATCGACGCCGTGATCTGCCCCTGACTTGACGAGAAGTTGAACGTCGTGCCTGCGGATATTTCGCTGACGAGTTTCGGCATGAATCAACCCTCCAGAACGTCTACGCGGAGCCGGGCCGTCGCGTCACCGATTGCCCTATAAGCGGCTCCGGTAGCCAGCCGAAGCACTGCCGGCTCGCCACCCCGCAGAGTCGAGAAGGGGTAGAACGTGCCGGCGGCCGAAATGCCGACCTGAACCGTCGAGGCAGTTGATGTGGATAGGTTTCGCAGGAAGGCGAGGCCCACCGACGACAGGTTCGCCGTCGAGATGCTGGTGGCGCTGGCGGAACTCGTGGACACGGTGATGGTCTGCGATTGCAGTCCCACCTGACTCATCGCTGCCGTGACGCCGTTAGCGGCCATGCTGCTGGTCAGGTTCTCCTTGGTCACTTGGACACTGATGCTGTAGTTGATGTCGGCCACTGAATACTCCTTACAAGTCGAGGACGATACCGGCGTTGCGAGCGATGTCCTTGAGGACGGCGACGACCTCCACAAGTTTCTGGTTCTGCTTTTCCAGTTCCACGATGTTGGCGTTCTTTGCGGAGTCGTCGCCCCTCAAGAGGCGGTTGAGTTCCTTCTGCCCCTGCGTGGTAGACACGTCGGACACCTCAAGCGCGGCCCTGGACGGCCCTTGGAGAATGGCGTTTTGCACCTCCTCGGCCATGCTGGCGATCATCGGAGCGGCCTGCTCCAGTTGCTCACGGCCAAAGCGGCTGGCCTGCTGGTTGGCCTGCCTTCGCGACAACAGACCCTCGTCTCTGGCGGCAACAATGTCCAGCATCCCGTTCCGCGCCTCCCTCGCGGCAACTTCGGAGTCTCGCAGGCCGATGTCGCGACCACGCTCGGCGGCGTTGAATCGCTCGTCCCGCTGCCGCTGCCGCTCGCGCTCGGCAGCGTTCCGACGATCAGCCGCATCGGCCGCCGCCTTTGCTGCTTGACCCTGCGGGCTGTCTTCAAATCGCCGCTCTTGGCGACTTTGGATGGCGGCTTTTTCTTCGGCCGCCTCAGACTTCTCCTCCGCTGACGCAGTATCGCTGTTGAGAATGCGCTGCAATTGCTCAAGCCGCCTTCTTTCTGCGGCGACTTGCGGATCGCTGGCGATGTCGGCCTCAAACGCACGCCGCCGCTGATCGTTTTCCCTACGAACGCGGGCCGCGTCGTCCTGCGATCTGCGGGCCTCTCGCTCCGCGTCTGCCCGCCTTGCAACTGCCCTGTCTGCCTCGCGGGCAGCGTCCCCAGGCCGCCGCCGATTGCCGCTTGCGTCAAACTCACCGTTTACGACATTCGCCGCTGCTGCGCGGTTAGCCTCTCGTCTGGCGTCCCCAGCCGCCGACACGGCAGACTCCGCGACGGAGCCTGCGAGATCGGTGCTAATTCGCTTTAACGTGTCAGCAAAGACGCGGACGACTTCCGCTGCGGAGCGATGTGCTGCCGCCTGCGAATTGAGGGCTTCCATCTCTTTCTGGAGAGCCGCGTTTCGCTCTGGAGTCGTGCCCTGCTCAAGTTCGTCTGTGATCTGTTCAAGTCGAGCAGCGACTTTTTCGGCCTGATCGCGAGTGCTACTGAAAGGTGCGATGTTTTCGTCAATGAGCGACTGCACTGCCGACAGTGATCGGCTTACCTCAATGCCCGCGTCAATGATGCCTTGGACGACCTTGTCGTCAATCGCGATTTTTATCTTGTTGTCCAGTTGGGCTATCAATAACTCAAGCCTTTGCACGGCTTGATCGACAGCCGAGTTGTCTCCTGGCATATACCCCTGCGCGCCAGTCATGGCAGCCAACTGATCTTGGAGGGCTGCACGAAGTTCAACGTCCGACCCAGCAGCCGCCGCTTGCTCCGCGCGCTGCCGCGCGGCCTTCATGCGATCCCGCCTGTCGTCGTAGTCTGCGACCCCTGGCACGAAAGCCTCAAAAAAAGACATTCCGGCCGATTCCGCTTCTCCTGCGACCCGTATCGCGGCAGCGGCTTCGTCGCGGCCAACATTTTGCGAATTGACCGCCTCCTCCCTTGCGCGTTTTTCGCGCTCTTTTGATTCTCGGAGTTGTTTTTGAAGCAGAATCACGCGGCCCACGCTGGTAGCGCTGTCAATTTGCCGCTCCAGCATTGCCTGCGTGGCCCGTTCGCGAGCCACTTCCGGCGAGGCGGCCGCGATTCTTTCCTCTGCCTGCTCCCGCCGTTTCTTCATCACCTCGTCGCGGTCTTTCGCGAAAGACCGCGACTCCTCGGTGGCCTTGGAAAACACGTTTCGCGTCAAAGAGTTTCCGAGAGAGCGATATGCCTGGGCCAACTCCTCTACAAGCGATTTCTGGCGAGAGATGGCATCATTCAGCGACTTGGTTTGATCTTCAGCCTCTCGGCCGCCGTTGATCCACTTTGTGAGCGCCAGCGCCGCTTGCGCTGTGATTGTCACCCCCAAGCCAACAAACAACCCGGCCGTTCCACCAAGTATGAACGCCATTTGCGAAATGTTGTTACTGACAGCGCGGAGTTTTTGATCAAAACCGCCAGTAGACGACATAAAGTCATCGATGGCGAAGCCCAACTGCTGAATTGCGAGGGAGGCGTTTCCGGCTCCCATCCGGCTTATGTCGCCCTGCCTTCGCGAGCCTGCCTGCGCGACACTGTTGGCTAAATAACCAGCGTCAATGCCGCGAAGCGATGCGATTGTGGAGACTGCTTGGTTGCGGAGGTCGGCCAACTCACGCTGCACGCTCTCGGTCGCTATCGTCCCGTTTGCCATTGCGGCGGCGATAGCGCTCCGCAGGTTGTTGAACGCCTGAACCCCTGGTCCGCGGGCTTCGGCCGACACGAGGCTCAATTCACTTTGTAGGACGTTGAGTTGGGCGGTCATCCGAGATGCGGCCGCTTGATCAAGCCCAAATTCAACTCCGGCCGTGCCGGCGCCACCGTGCCCCTGGACAATCTCCATTGCGGCCGCCAACCTTCTCGCTGCCTGCTCGGCGTCCTGAAGTCTGCCCTCAAGCGAGTCGATAGCGTTGATGGCGGGCGTCACGTCCCCCGCCATCTGAATGAACTCATTCTGTATGGCGTTGAGCGCCGGCAGCATCCCTTGCCGAAGCGTGGCCGGAAGCGACTCTAGTTGAGATCGGAGGTTGACAATGCGTTGCCCGACTGATCGCAATTGCCGCGGCACCTCGGAGGCGCTCGCGTTATCAGTTCCAAGCATTTCAGACGCTTGCCGTCGCCGTTGCGCTCGCTGGCCCTCGGCAACGCCTGTGCTAAAGCCCGTGCGGGAGATGTCCGTGCGCTCGCCAACGTGTTTGGCGATTTCCGCCTCGCGCTCTTTTATGCGCTGCGCGGCAATGCTGGAACTCATGCCCGTGCGGGAGATGTCCGTGCGCTCGCCAATGCGTTTGGCGATTTCCGCCTCGCGCTCTTTTATGCGCTGCGCGGCAATGCTGGAACTCATGCCCGTGCGGGAGATGTCCGTCTTCGCTCCGATGTTCTTTTCAATCCACGCCCGTCGCTCCAGTTCATCGTTTAGGCTGCGCCACACCGCCAATTGGGCCGTGAGTTTCGCGGTGGCAGCCGGCACGTCGCCGTTGACGAGTTGGGCTTCGTTCTCCAGGGCGGCGTTCAGCCGCTCGGCCTCCGCAGCGGCCGCCGATATTTGCGATACCATGCCGGCGAACCCGCCAGAAGCGACCGAAGACGGCGAAAGCGCAGCCGCCTCCTGCTGAAGCCGCTGCGAGCGAGTGGCTTCCGCTACAAACTGCGGGTTACTGAACCGCAGTTCTTTCCCTGTCGCGAGGCCGCCGACGAGTTTGCTGGCCTCGCTCAATCGCTTCATAGAATCGACGGCCACGCTGACGGCACCGGCGACTCGCTGGAATCGCTCCTCCGACACAGTGCCGGTCTTGTTAATCGTGTCAGCCAGCCGCTCGGTCAACACTTGGGCCTGCCTGAGCGCGGGGCTGAACTCGCCCTGCACCTCCATCGACAACTGGTTGAACGACTTGGTCGCCGCGGTCAGGGGGCCGCCGATCTCCTTCGTCACCGACGCGAACGCTCGCATCCGGCCAACTGCCGACGCGAGGTCTGGCCCAGCGAAGCCCTTGAAGGACAGTTTCCCGGTGGACGCCGCCTGAAGCGCCCGCTCCAGTTTCTGCGCTTCGGTGTAGATGCCGCGCAGCGAGGCCGTCGCTTTCGTCTGCGCTGACGTGAGCGACGACTGCATGGAGGACGCGAACTTCTGCACGTCCTTCGCAGCGCCGTTCAGTTTGGACTGAAAGTCGCTTGTGTTGGCCGAAACTACGGCCGATATTTTGCCGAGATAGCCGTTTGCCATAGTCTCATCCTTGCATCTTTATCAACTTCTCTATCTCGGCAACCATTTGCTCTTTAGTCTGTCGAGGCCGCGGCGGCGCGTGCGACGACGGAATGAACGCGGCCTCGTCTGGAATATCGTGCTTCTTGTAGTTGCCGGAGGACGCCATGATGACCCTGCAAATCCTCGCGGTTTGCTGCCAACCGTCGCTGATCGGCCAGCGCTGGTCATAGGCGTACCATTCGGCTATCTCGTCAGAGTCGATAGTCTCCAGAAGTTCTCGGACGGTCTTGCCAAGGGCCAGGGCTAGGCGGAAGTAGAAGCGGCGTTCTGGTCGGACGCCGAACCTTCCCCCATCGCATCAACTGCCTCCTTGGTGAAGCCATTGATGGCCCAGGCCGCGTCGAACACGCGATTGATGACCACGCTCGACCGCTCGCCCAAGGCGTCGATGTCGGCGTCGGTCAGGATCGTCGCACCGTCCTCGTCGCAGAGCGTCAGGATGAGAAACTTCATGCGGAAGTTCTTCATGCGCTGCTCGGCCGCCAGGGCTTCCTCAAAGGACTCGCGGGCCTTGCCGTTGATGACGCGGACGTAGTAGGTGCCGCCCCACTCCGGCACGTCAATGCTTTTGATGCGGATGTCCTTGGCGCCGAAAAGCCGCTTGCGAAGATCAGACGACATGCTCATGTGCTCCAACTGGTGGGGTGAAAAAAGACTAGGACGAGTAGTAATCCGTTAGCCGGAATTTCATCGTCCCGCGAACAAGGTCATTGACGGTGGCGCCGACGGTGGCCGATTCCAGCAGCACGTTGCGGCTGTAGGAGAATCCGGCAGACGAGAACGTCAGCATCCCCACTTGCTTAACAAGCGAGGACATGTCGCCGCCCAGGTAATCGACGGATACGCTGCCGCCAGACCACTCGCCGGTCGGGACGATGACGGACGTTGCGGCGCTCGCGTTCCAAGGGGTCATGTCCACAACTCCCGCGGTCGGTGTTTCCACCGAAATCCCGGTAAGCGTGAAACTGACACCCTTGAACGAGAATGTTGCGCCGTGCGCGGTGGTGCCGGCCATCGCCATTCACCCCAGCGCGGGCTACACCCGGATAGTAACGCTTCCCTTGGCGAGATCGCCCACGCTGCCACTGATGCTGGACGCCATGCACGTTCCGGTGCCGGAGTACGACAGGCCGCCGCCAGTGATCGAAACGCTGCCGCTTGAGCCGACGGAAGCAAGCCCGCCACCAATGAACTCAATCGTGACGTCGGTGTTACCTGCAAGGCCAGCCACAAACGGCCGTTTCGCGCCAACAGCAAGGCCCATGTGGCTACCATCGATCAAGTCCGTCGACTGGTTAACTGAAATGGAAGTCGCGTCGTAGGAAGTTCCGTTGAAAGAAGCGGTAACTCCAAGTGCTGCTGTCGCTGCCATGCTGCGCCTCCTTGCGCTCTAAAAGTATTACTGGGTAGCCTCTGACCAACGAATCTGAAACAGTTGTCGAACCTCGTATGCTGGCGGGAGTTGTGCCCCGACCGCGGCCGGATCGATAAAGTCGTCCGTTTCCGACACCAGCCTCATATCACTAATTGTAGCCCCCGCGAGCGTGCCGATGTGACCATCCAGGGCCAATCGCACCTCGTCGGCCAGGGTCCGCGTCATGTCGTAGGTGGTTCCCCACGAGGCGATCTGGAGGCTTACGAGCGGCAAGTGCGCCGGCCCTGTAAATGCCGATTCGCGGATGATGTTTTGGCGTTTGTAGACGCAGAACGGCATGGTCGCTGTCTTCGGGACTGCGATGGCGAAAA